TTATCCGGAAATGGTAAGCTTACTTTTACTCACCCTAATGGAGGAAAAGATGACTTTGTGGATTCGCTTTTACTAGCTAATTATAGTAGAGTAAGGTTTCTAGAAAGAAAACCAATAACAGTAGTAGGTACCCAGACAGTAAAACCTACCTGGTCGTACAAATAACATAGTATACGTCGATATATAAAATAATATTTAATAGTATGAAGAAAGAAGTAGAAGTTAAGATACCCGAATATATTACTATAGGTAAATACCAGCAAATGAATAAGCTGGAGAGCCTTAGTGAACTAGATCGTATCGTAAAGATAATTTCTGTAGTTACAGGTTTAGATTCTAAAGAGGTTAGAACTTGGGACTTAGAAAGCCTTACAACTGTATCAACTGCAGTAGGAGAGGTAGTAGAACGTAAAGGAGAGTTTCATGCCGTATTAGAATTCGGAGATCAATTATATGGATATAGTAACCTATCAGACTTTTCTTTAGGTGAGTATATTGATTTAGAAGAGTACCTTAAAGATCCAACAGTTAACTTGCAGAAGATAGCTGCTTTATTGTATCGACCTATAACCAAGCATAACTTCGGTAAGATCTCTTTCTTAGTTAAGAACAGTATCAAAATAGGTAATAATGCCGTAGAGAATGTTTTTGACCACTACACGTTAGAGCCTTATGATAACGAAAAGGTAGCAGATAGACATGAAACGTTTAAGCAGTTTCCGGTACACATAGTATTAGGTGCCCTGGCTTTTTTTTTCGCCGTAGGAAGTCAATACTTGAAAAGTATAGCATCTTCGGAGACGGAGACGATAGATCCGAAGGGGACAAAGATGATAGACGAGGCAATGAAAACTCTTTTAGCGAGCATTGGGGGTGGTGGGGGACTATATACTCACTCTCCAAGTCTAACATACTTTCAATTTCCGGTGACAGAGCCATCACTGATATAAATTTTATAATGGTATTAAACTATCTAGAGATAGATAAAGATTATCAACAAGAAGATGCCAAGAGGCAGAAAATGATAAACAATCAAACTAGAATACGATGAGTAAAAAAATAAAACCAGAAGACTTACAAGACCTTACTACTGAGGAATTAAAAGAAGTAGTAGTAGGTGCTGTTGTAGAGATATTAGGAGATGAACTTATAATAGTAGAAACTCCAGAATTAGATAAATTAGAACCTCCAAAGTTTATCTCTTCAGATGAAACTAATGCTAAGTTTATATCAACGGTATTAGGCTTTAAAGCTAAAGGATATAATCATAATGCTATTGGTGCTATGATGGGTATTGATAGTGATTTAGTAAAAGAGATATTCGAAAGTGGAAAATAATTTACTTATACCGACTAAGCCGGAATTCAAGATACATACTAATGATCATTTTGATTATATGTGTAATAAAATTATTGAGATGCATCATAAAAGAATGGAAGCTCACCATATAGCCTTTCATACGAATTTAGAACTTAGTCTTATAAAAGACATTTTAGAATATATTAAGACAAACGAATATGCCAGCAAATAGATCATACGAAGATATAGTAAATCACTTCCAGGCAGCATGTGATACTAACTTAGCGGTAGCTTCCTTTACAACAGGACCTATTGACTATTTAGATTCATCTGCTGTAAACAGGTATTATCCTTTTGTATTTTTACGTCCTATGTCTTCTATAGGCGTTCAAGGTAATACTAAGACTTTATCTTTTGAGTTATACTCTTTAGATATACCTAAATTATCAGACGGTAATGCTTTAAAGGTAATGTCAAATACAGAAGAGATTTTATATACTATAGCTTCTTATTTTACTTTAGGTCCAGATCAAAAGTATTATGATTTAATTATCAATACAATAACACCAGTAAACGAAGCATTTCAAGATAGAGTATTTGGATGGGTAGCTGATATAGACGTTGTTACTCCTTATACATTAAACTATTGCGATTTTCCAACTAGACCATAATGGGTAAATATTTAAACCAAGCAATAACAGAAGTAGGAGTACTTATAGTAGAAGGTCTTAGAGAGTCTCTATTTCAAAAAGGTATCTCTAGCTCTGGAGATTTAGCTGCATCTATCAAACCTATAGTAACTATAGAGAAAGGTAAAGCAACTATTCTTCAAATACAGATGGCCGGTTATGCTCAGTTCGTAGAAGAAGGAAGAAGAAAGGGTGCTAAGCAACCTCCTAGTTCGGCCATTAAAGAATGGATACAACAGAAAGGGATTACTAAGCCTTCAAAATATAGTTTAGATAGTTTTGCGTTTGTAATAGCCCGTAGTATATCTAGAAAGGGTATCAAGCCAAGACCATTTATTCAAACAACGGTTGACTCAACAATGAAAAATAAAGGATACGATTTATTATTAGATGGTATCTTAAAAGACTTAATAGCAGTATAATATGGCAGTAGCAATAAGACAACAGCCTCAAAGTCCTAATGCCGCATTTGGTACGTTACCTTATGTGGTATCTGGAAGTAATGCTCTTACTTTACCTCAGTATCAATTTGTAATTGATGTACAGGATGAAAATAAGACTATACTAACCAGATTAAGACAATATCCTAATCCATCTGGGCAATGTGTAATAGATGTAGCAAATATAGTATCAGATTACCTTAGTGTAACTCCCGGCTTTGTTGAAGGTCCTGGGTTTATGTCTACAGGTGTTAGAGGAGATGATACTTCTAATAAAGTATTTAGAGTGGCATTCGGAGAAGAGTATGGAACTTCTATATCTTCTTCTGTAACAATATATAACGGTAAAGGATCTCCAGGTGCACCAGGTGTATCAGGATCAAATCAAGTTATTTATTCAGCAGTAAACGAACCAAACACAACCGAGTGGGATGACTTAAGGTTCATTACAGGAACTAGAATGTCAGATAATCCATTAGGTCTAACTCAAGCTACTGCTGTTCCTTTTGATAGAGAAGACTTTGGAAGTATATCTTTTATAAATAATCAAGGTAATTATGGAGGCGGTACTGTATTGGTAGGTAATGTAGTAGTAACAGTATATAATGCTGCAGGTGGAGTCTTAAAGACAGGTTCAATAGGAACAGGAGCAAGTAAAGTAGGTAATAAAGTAGATATAGGAGTAGGTCCTAGAAATCTAGGATATATTGACGGTGGTTGGTATGCTGTTATGGATGGTCAATGGGACAGTATTGACTATTGGAAATCAGAAGTTAACTATACTATTGGCGGTGTATCAGGATCTAAAACATACTACTACGAAAGAAATAAATGTAACTACTACGAATATAACTCAGAGTTTAACTTTGTTAACAGGTATGGTGCATGGGACTTTTATAAAGTAAATTATCCTTTTACACAAAATACAGCCGTTAAAAGAGATACTTGGACTCAACCTAGAATTAATTATTCTACAAGCACAGCTAATGCTGGTAACGATGTATTTAGAAGAGGAGAGCAACAGTATTATACTTCTTATACAGATACATTTAGTACTACAACTCCTCCTTTATCAGAAGATGAAGCAGACTTCTTAGCTCAGATGATGGAATCACAAAACGTATTCTGGATTGTAAAGCAAGATTTTGTTCCCTATAAATTACAAGAACCTATTGTAATAACCAATAGTAATTATACTTGGTGGACTAACCCAAGAGGGCAGAAATTATTTCAATTCACATTTGAGTGGAGATTAGCTAATCAAAGAAGATCTAGAACATAATGCAACAAAACGACGTAATTATAAGAGCCACTTACGAGGGAGTAGTCTATGACTTAGATGTCAATATAGATACTCCTATCCGTCTTAATATCTCAGCAATTGAGAACTCAGAGATCGGATCAACGTTTGGTGTCTCTTCACAAAACTTCGAGTTACCGGGAACCAATTTAAACAATCAGTTCTTTAGACACGCTTACATGGTAGGGGCAGATAACGTCCCTGCACTATACCAATCTGTATCTGCTAAGGTAATATACAACGGTCAGAGTTTAATGGCTGGCGACATGCAGCTATCGGAGATTATAGCAGATGAGTACGGGTATGTAAGCTATAAAGTAACAGTAAATGACCAGACGGTAGGATTCAAAGAAGCCCTAACCGGTAAATTTATTAGAAACTGTGACTGGTCTGATTACTCCGGCTTAGATTATTCTATGTCTCAAGTATTAGCTTCTTGGTCTGGTTCAGTTAAGGGTGGTGATTTATATTACCCTCTTTCTAATTACGGATTCAATGCTAATACTTCTACAACAGCTTCATTAACTCCTTTTAACTTTTTATCAGGTTCTTATCCATCTACCAGAGCTAGAATTAACAATCCTAATACACCTCTAAAGGTACAACAATTTTTACCAGCTATAAAAGCTAAGGTAGTATTAGATAAGATATTTGATCAAGCAGGATTTGCTTATACAGGATCTTTCTTTAATAATCCAGAGTTTGATAACTTATACGTCTTAACTAAATCACAAGATGCTTTAGGAGTAAGTAATTTACAGGGTGGAGATATATACGGTGGATATGCTTATACTTCTGGAAGCGATGAAGTTCTTGATCCAACCAATGATAGCTTTTTCGGTGCTGCACCTTTAACTACTGCAGTTAATAACCCCGCAGGTAACTTTAATATGCCTAATGATTCGTACGATGTACAAGAGGCAGGTAATTATGGCTTTAGCTATGACCTATTCACCTACGCTGTTGGTACAGGAGGCTTTCCTTGCTTTAATGCTTATGTATCTGTAGCTATTCAGGCAAGTGGACCATCAGGCTTTAGAACTTTAGCACAGCAACAATGGATTGCACCACAGAGTACTTGTAACAGTAGGTTCTTTAACTTTAACGTAAATACAGGTCAAGTTGCCATGCAAGCTGGGGATAGTGTAGGAGTATAT